CTTAGCGTCGAACCAGTATCAAGCGAAATATGTGAAGTTGCCACTATTGCCTCCTATGATAATGCTACCCCTACTGTTGTTCCTTCTTGTGTTCTATATTTTAATGCGTATGTTGATGCCCCGCCTGAGCCTGGGCTGAGTATCGGTGTACTCCCTAACCCTATCCATCCCTTGATCGTCCCACCACCTGAAACCGCACCTGTTGTTCTTAAAACCCAAACATCTTCCGCGTTAGGTGAAGCCGGATCAGCGTCAAGCTGTGGGATGTTTGATATGAAATCAAAGTTAGACGTTAAAGGGTTAAAGATTAGTTTCTTAATCATGTCCTAGTCACGCTGCTGATGTCACTACCACTGTAAGCTATCGTCAAAGTCGAAAGCACCGTCCCGCCTGATCCTCCCTGTTTAAACACGATCGTCGTCGGCTGGCTTGCCGGAGATAAAGAGATGTAATCATACCCCGGTGGAACCAACCCACCCGCTACCATTAAGATATTCCCATCAGTCGCTTTTACTGCCTCAGCAAACGCAGAATCTAAATCCTTCTTCGCATACAATGTAATCGGGGCCGTATCAACGCCCACCGTTAATGGAGGCTTAGGCATATTTACGCTTCCGTTGCGTTGTTATGGTATTTAGATAATTCCCAGGCATCATCAATAATTGTTTGTTGATACCCAACTTGCGAATTAGCACTCGTAGCTTTCGGTAAGCTGATATTTTCATACTTTGTTAAATACCTCTCTCCCAATGTGGCTGAATTGACGATCTCATAAGCAAAGCTAGAAGCTAACTTATCTACGAAAGCGTCAACGAATAATCCTGGGTACTTAGCCGGATCGTCGTGGAAATACACATAACGAATCCCTAGCTCTGAGGTGTCGGAGATGATATAATCCCCTTCCTCTCGCCATCTTGCTTTTACGTTATTTGTTTCGAAGATTTTAATTATGTCGGTAGGACGTACATACACAACCCCCTCCCCCGTGTCGTACCAGTCAAGCGTGTCCGCGGAGAGAGAGAGTAAAAGTCTTTTCGTTGCGAAATTCCACTTACACTCAGACAGAATAGACCTTAAATCTATCTCGTAAATCTTCCTTACTGTCCTGGCATTTTGCGAATCATCGTCGATAGACGTGACTGCTAATGCCCCGACTAAGGTTAATGCTTTATTGATAATACTCGTCTTGGATGCCGCCATGTGGCTCCTTATAAAGAGGGGCTACTGACTGCCTCTTTAAGAAAGACAGCGTTCGCCCCATGCTTTTAGGTGTACTTTACAACCGTTGTGATCGTCCCGCCTGTGATGGAAGGATTAGCACCGGTGAAGTGCAGGAAGATCGTATGTGTTGAAGATGTACATTCAACCCCGATCCCTGATCTTGCACGCAACGGAATGTTCTCAAACGTCACAGTCCCTAAAGTCGTAGCTCCTAAGAACTGAGTGGCGTTTGTCGTTGTCGTTGAACCGTATCGTGCGCCGATTGAAACCGCGTTGGTAGACGTAGCGGAAATCTGGGTAGGAGATAAACCCCAAACCGTGATGTCCGTTACTTTCTTTCCAGCGGGAATCTTGGCACAGTCAACGATAGTCCCCACCCCGATTGTTGCTGAAGAAGAAAAGGTATAGGTATCAATCCACACCTTTTCAACTGTTTTGATAAAACCGTCGGCAATAATATTATCCCCTGTACCGCCGGCATCGTACTTTGTAACATTTGCTGATTTTGCCATTTTAAGCTCCTTCGCCTATAGCAGATTAACCTTCGTTAAGTACAACAACTCGATCTTCTTCTAAACGGACACAGCCGACATTCAATTCATAGTAAACTTGCCAGCTATAGCTTAAGTCAGCGCGTTCGTCAGTACGGACTAAAGGAGAAGCTCCCATAGCCGCGCAAAGACCATAACGCTGATAAGCCACACCTAACAAAGTTGAAGATGAGATGGCTGCGATACGTGTGGAGGCGATCCATTTGAATCCCATCCATGTATCAATTTCACCGCGGATCAATGCCTTGACGCTGTTGTAATCAGATGACGTTGCAGTCGTCTGGTTTAACAGGTTGTCAAGAACGGCAGGCTTCACTACGAAGAAACGATCTTCCATTTCAACATCTTGTTCATCCATCTGCTGTTTGACAGCGATGATGCGAGCAAGTGTCATTGAAGAAGCTGTTGCCAGGATAATGTTTCCCTGAGTAACAGTCGTCGTACCGGTTTCCCCTGCGGCAGCTGAGTTGATTGCAGCTGTGATGATAACCTCATCAATCTTGCGGCCCAATGCTGTGGCTGCGGCGATTGTGTAGGCACTGCGAGGATCAGAAATACTCTTTAATTCATCCCCACGATCCAACAAACGGTTATCATGGTAATCAACCATAACTCCCATACGTCGAGATAAAGTCGGATCGTTGTTCGGTGTTTGTGTGTTTCTGCTACCTTTAACTTCCATTGACCACTCACCGATCTGGTCTTGGAAAAAGGTCTTACCACGAACATTCGGTTTCATATAAACCGTGTTCGCCAGCTTTGAATATTTCTGCTGAGCCAACTGCATAATATTCTGGCTGTACGCTTGCCCGTAAATCACATTCTGTGTATCGGCCATAATTTTTTATTTAAGATACTCCACGGCTTTAAGCTTGGTCTAGCCACTTTCTCTTAAATTCCCCTTGTGATAAGTGTTGAATTTTACCTTATGCGCGAGTTGAGCTTATCCTTGCGGGGCGACTCTTTGCATCTTTACTACATCCGGGCCATTACGCTTGTCGGATTTCCCTGCACAAACCCACACGGGCTTTCGCTTATCGTGCCGGTCTGTTTACTGTTTGGTAAAGCGAATTGACATAGTCCACGGCAGCTTGATGCTCTTTCTCGTCGGCTAGCCGGTCGTTATATGGATGCTTTGGGTCTTTGACTATCTTCTGAATCTCTTGCATAGCCTGTTCAGGCCCCAAAGAAAACTTCTTCATTGAAAACTCACCGATCTTATTCTCGGCGAACTGATCTCCGATCTTAGCCAAGAACTTAACCCCTCTTGGGTCTTGGGAAAGTGTCGCAGTAAGATAATCGTTCATCTCTTGGTCGTCTGAGAACTTATTGATAACAGTCTGCCCTAACTCAACATTGGTTTCATACGCGTCACCCCACTCACCCTTGAGGCGATTAACTGTATCAACCATCTTCCCTTCATGCTCTTTCATGGCTTTGTTGTAAGACTCCATGTTGATCTCGTTATAGACCTTCCAAAGACCTTGTGCTTGGGACGGTGTCAGCTTGTGAGCATGGACGACCTCTGCAAACTTATTCTTATCAATCGTCATTCCCTTCATAGAATCAGGCATTTTAGCGTCAGCTAACTTGTACCCATCTGCCTTATCGGGAATACCCATCGCCTTACTAAATCTATTCCACCCTTCGGTATCATTTACGTCTTTAGGAATAGGAACTTTCTCGTGTCCTAAGAGTTTTTCAAGATTGACATGGCTCTCTAAAGCCTTATTCAGTCCTTCCGGCGTATCATCAAACTTCTGTAACAGAGGACTGTTCCTCAAATCTGTGTTTACACTAGCTTTCCAGCTTGTTGGTACTGTAGGCGTAGTTGTTGTCGTTGTTGTTTCTTGACCGGCCGCGATTACTGATGTCGTCCCTTGACTTCCATCCTGGGCGGTACTGTTGTCCATAGGGGCAGTAACGTTCTCCATTTCATTCTCCTTGGTTTGCTAAAGCAACAATTTGCTCTGGCGTTAATTCTAAAATTGTCCTGATCGTTCCTAACAACCGTCTATTCGCGTCCCTGGCGATGATTTCATTGGTATCAAATGAATCAAATACTGTCGGGTACCAACCACCTAACTGTTTCATAAACTCTAAGGCTTCTTTTCCTTGAGGGCTTTCGAACGTAGCATGAAGGTTCGACTTCAACCCACGGACTTGCTCTAGGTCTTTAAGATCAATCATGCCCACGCCCACCAATCACAACATTGTTCTAAATTCCAACATCTTGGAACTTTCTGGCTCCCGAGCTGAACCACGCCATAAACCTTTTTGTCTTTCTTAATCATAAAATCATTTACAGCTGTAAATACTCCTTCAAGGTTAAAATCATGGCCAGCAAACAATCCTGTTGGTTTTAATTTTGGGAACCAATTCTCTAAGTCCTCCATAACCCCTTGATAATCATGTCGCCCGTCAATATAAATATAGTCAAACTCATGATCTTTAAATAAATCCACAGCATTATTAGACGTGTCTTTAATAATCGTTACTCGATCGGCATAAGGTTTTAACCTATTTCTCATAATCGTTTCTTCGTGCTGATTATCTAAATATGGATCAATGACAGTCAGATTAATAAAATCAACTTTCAACATAGTTAAAGCATTTACCCCTGTTGATGTGCCAATCTCAAGACAGTTATAATCATTCGGAGCCATTGTCATATTATTTAAAAACATAGTGAACGACGGCCTAACCCTACCCATCGTTATTTTCTCTGTGTCCTCTTTCGATATATCAGGCCAATCAACTATCACTCTCTGATTCCTTCTGTGCCTTGGCCATATTCAGATCAACCTTCGACCCGCGCTCAACCACATCAGCACCCTGTTGGGCTAACTGCATTGACAT